TTCGCGACTGCCGCACCTACCGTAGCCCTATCTGTCGTCGTCGAGCCGCCAGCGCGCGACATCTCGATCGTCGCGCAGCCTCCGTCGCTTATCTTATCGGTCGGTATCGAGCCGCCGGTGAGGTCTTTCGCGTTCGTAGGGCAGCCGCCAACGATCTCGATTCCCGCCGGAATTGTCGTGCCGGCTGCTACTGTATCGTTCGCTGGACAGCCGCCGACGGTACCCATATCGCTAAACGTACTTGTACCTGCGGCGTCTGTAGCGATATCGGCACCGGCTCCCGAGATAGGCGTTCCAGTTCTGATAACGCCACCGGCCGCGGTGGTATCGTTTGCGCCGCGGGTGCCGTCGTTTTTGCTGCGGGCGATTGTGTACCCGCCAGCGGCGGTGGTGTCGTTCAGTGCAGGGGCGCCGACTGCGTTCGTTCAGTCTGACGACTACGCCGTATACGACTCGAGTGTGTCCGGCACGTACCACCTCGACGTTACGACGGACGCCGTTCCCCGCACCGACGGGTCCTTCACCGTGTTCAGCCGGCAGTACGGGCGGACATACGGGCATGTCGACGTGTATCCGGCCAACCCGGACGGCAACGTCGTAGTTCCGACTGCGGCGGATCCGCTGATCACGCTCGGATTGGTAGACGCGGCCGATCTCGCGTCCAAGGTATCGCTTGTCGTGGGTGATGTGTCCCACGACCTGGGTAACGGGCTCGGGCCTCGTCTCTACGCGGGTACGATTGCGCTATCGTCCGGTTGCACGCTACACCAGGCGTATCAATATCTTCAGTTTATCACGCGGCGTGGTAGCCAGTTTTTGGTCGGTGGGGTGCCGGGCGAGCGGTATCGGCGGCTTCGACCCTACTATGCGGAGAACCCGAATGCCCCGTTCGGGGTCTACGTCGGCAATGTGTTCTATGTGGCGCAAGGGTGGCGGCTCGTCGGAGCTCTGCCAGCTGAGTCCGATATGTATCGGCTCATCGCAGATGACGGCACAGTGCAGATCCCACCGAGTGCCGTTACGATCTCGGTAGGTAATCTTGTGGCAGGCGATCGACTCCTAGTTGCCCGCGTGAGCGGCGGCGAACTCCTGCGGGACGAGTACACCCCTATCCAGGCCGGTGTTGGGCTGACGTCGCTCAGCGTCCAGGAGCCCATCAAGCTGGATACGCCGTTTGCCGGAACGCTTCGCGTTCGGGGGCGGCGATACGAGTACGCCGGCGTCGATTTCGTGACCAAGACATTCGGTGGACTATCCCCTCCCCTTGTGGTAGGTGTATCACCCAGCGACGATATGTTCGTGCCTCTGATCGACAGAGCTGCCACAACAACGTCGGAGAGCGTATCGGTCTCGTTCATCGCCCCGTTCGAGGTCGATGTATCGGTTCGTAACGGCGGAGCTGCGGCGATCGTGCCGTTTTCGTCTAGGGCGCTTGTGACCTCGGCCGGGGCGAACGTCCTCGTCTCTCGAACCCCCGATGTGTAACCCTCTTCGGTAAGGAAAACTCTAATGGCTTTGAAGCTTTCGACCGATTCCCGCAACGCAATCCTGAACGCCATCACGTCGTCCGTGGGCAACAGCGGCATCCTCGTGATCTACAGCGGCACCCGGCCGGCCAACGTCGCCACGGCTCCCGCGGGCAACGCCGTTCTCGCCGAGCTGACGCTCGGGGCACCGATGGCGCCACCTGCCTCCGGTGGGGTCCTGACGCTGAACTCCATCCAGAGCGACAACTCGGCCAACGCCAGCGGCACCGCGACGTGGTTTCGCATCTTCCAGTCCAACGGTACCACCGCGGTCATCGATGGCGAGGTCGGGGCAACGGGCAGCACCACCGCAGACCTGATCTTGAACACGACGTCGATCGTCGCCACCGGTCCGGTTTCGATCACCAGCTTCCAGATCACGGCTCCCGGCGCCTGACATGCCCGGCGCGCTACGCGCCGGCGCTACTTGATCGGTGGTGACGTATGCGGACGCGTGTACCGCGCATCCCGTATTTTACGCTCGACCCGATCACCGGTACGGGCGCAAGTACGCTCGACGGCTTCGTCGTTGGCGCAGCGGGTGCTGTCGGGCCGCCCGTATCCGGCGCGGGTGACCCAACGCTCGAGGCGTTTGTTGCGGTCGCGTTCGGATCCACGGTCGTAGGTGCGGGTGCGGCCGAGCTCGGGCCGCTAGCGTGCGCTGCCGACGGTCTGCTTCTTCCGGTAGGTGTCGGCGCCGGTACGATCGGAGACTTCATCTGCGTCGCCGACGGCGCGCGAGGCGGAAGCGGCGTCGGCGCGGCCGTCCTTGAGGACCTCGTCTGCTTTGCGGAGGGCGTGCGCGGCGCGAGCGGCGTCGGTAGCGCCATCCTGGATGGCCCGGATCCTGCCGATAGGTTTGTCGTCGAGGCGGTAGGCGCCTGGGATCCGCCCACGATGTCCGGGTACGGGCAAGCGACCCTTGGCCCGTTTACCACCAACACGTCTGGTGGTCAGGTTCTTCTGGGCAGCGCGTCTGCGTCTCTGGGGGCTTTGGCGGCGATCGCGTCCGGGTGGTCGTTGACGATCGGGACTGGTGCGACGTCCGTATCAGCGGTTTCCGCCGTAGCCGTCGGCTTGACGACTGCGTCGGCCGTCGGTTCGAGCGCAATCCCGGAGTTCCTGCCGGCCGCCGGGGTTGGCGGGCATATAGCCCCCTGCTTTGGTGTGCATGCGTCGGCGCTGGCCAGCTTCGCGTGCGCGGCCGCAGGGTTCTACGTTGCGCCTGCGTTCGCCTTCGGGTCGGCGACGATCGTTGTACCTGCCGGTGGAGTGCGCGCCGAGGCCGTCGGGACGGTCTTCCCGCTACTGTTTGGTGTCGGGTCTCGCACGCTTCCTAATTTCACGGTGTCGGCCTCTGGCCAGGCGCTGGTCAACGTCTTCGGTCCGGCGTCGGCGTCCACGACGCCGTTTCTGGGCACGGCCGTAGGCATCGCGCCGGTTATCGGGGTGGGCAGCGCCTCGCTTGGCGCGATGCCTACAGCCGCGTCTGGCCTAGCCATTGGGCCCGTTCAGGGGGCTGCTGCGGTGGTCTTGCCGCTCCTGCCGGCGGTTGCGGCGGGCGCGTTTGTTACGCCGGTCTCCGGGGTGTCACGCTCTGGGCTGTCCTTGGGTAGCCTCGACGTCGCGGCCGACGGGGCGTCATGGCCGGTGGGACCAGCTTCTGCGGTCGTGGCTGGGTCGTTCTCGGCTCTTGCGGCCGGTATCGCGGCCGCTGTCGGGAGTGTGGTCGCGCAGCTCGCCGCCCTTGCCGCCGTAGGAGTGGGCGCGTCTGTGGCCCCCGTTACTGGGGCGCATGCGTCGTTGCTCGGTAACGTGGTGGTGAGTCCCCCGGCTGCGGGTGAGTTCTTCCCGCGGTCCACCGGCGTGGGAGCCACGACGCTACCCGCGTTCCAGCGCAGCACAGGGTCGTTCGCAAGCGGGGTGACCCTCGTCGATGGCGTGGGGGACGCGGACATCTTTGGTACGTTCGGGACGCCGACGAGCCCGCGCAACCGCGGCACGCACGTAGCGCCGGTGACAGGCGTCGCGGCGTACATGTTTCCGACTGTGCTGTCTGAAGTATACAATTCCGTGTGGTCGGTGCGATACACGAAGGTTGGTGCGCGTGGCATACTGCCGGGCGATCGGCTTGTCGACGCGACGTCCAAGGCCGAGGGCACGGTCGTAACCGTGTTCGAAGGCAGTAGCGGCGGGACACAGCACAACCGTGTTGTGCTGGCAAGCACCAAAATGGGCAGCGTACTGGTCGTATCTGGGCTCGACGAGTTCGGCTTCCCTATCTACTCGCCGTCGCCTCGGCGCTTCGTATTCAACGCTGCGATACGTCTTGATACGCCTACCGGTGTGCAGGTCGGGACTGTGTTGCCGCGCGAAGGCAGCACGGCGGGCGTCAATTCCGATCAGCAGGTAGATGGTACTGCGTTGGTACCCGATCTGGTACGGGAGACGGTGTTTCAGTCCGCTGCGTCCGGCATCGTGACGGTCATGGACATGGACTACGCACCGGCGTCTCCTGCGGTTCTGGTCGGGTCGTTCACTACGGTCGCTGCGGGTGCGCGTGGTAATAGCTGCGCGGCAGACGCCGCTCTAAACCCATTCGTAGCGGCGGCGATTGGGTTCCAGCAGGCTGGGTACGTCGATACGTTGTTGGGTGAGTTCAAGACGACGACCAGTGCCGGCACGGGACCTGCGCCTATACCCGAGGGGTACGGGCGGTCCGTTTTGGATCCGCTCACGGTGTCGGCGTTGGGTATAACGCTGATGCCTGGGCTAGGGGACGCCCTGCTCGGCGCGTTCGTCGCTGTGGGCCTCGGGCGGGCCGCGGTGTTTGGCGACGGTTCGTCTCTGCTAGGCAGTCCGTCCGTGACCGCGACTGGATGGCGTGAGACCCCTCTGGACCAGGACTGCGCATCGTGCGACATACCGGGCGCACCGAAGTACCGAGATGGCCCGTTCTGGTTCCACTTCGAGTCGTCGTGCATCGTCGTCGACGCTCCTTCCGGGCGCTTCGGCGAGTTGACGGTGTTGCAGGTGTACGAGGCGTGCCAGCGCGCGCAGGCTAGCGAGGCGGGGATACAGTACGGCAAGATCGCTTCTGCTTCTGGGCTCACCGCGCTGACCGACGACGTCCAGGTGGCGCTAACCGTCGAGCTTCTTGGGTTGTGGCATCTATGCTTCTCTGATGGCCTGTACCAGATGCGCGTCACCGGTGGTAATCTTACGGGCGGTCCTGGCGGTCCGTTCGCGTTCACGCCGTCTGTACAGGTTGTCCTCGTGCAGGCGGCCTCGGCCATGGTCATCGACGGTGGTGCGCCGACGGCTGACGAGGTGGCTACGGCGGTGTGGGCGAAGGAGTTGCCACTGCCATGAAGGCTGGAGCTCGCCTAATCGAACTGGCCGGTGTCCATGGACGTGCCGGTGTTCTGATGCTGCGTCTTGCGGCGGGACCTACCAGCGGTGCTGCGCTAGTCGAGCGTTCGACGGCCCCCGTCGGCAGTCCCGCGTGGGTTCATCTGCTGTCGTCTGCGCTTTCGCCGCCCCCGATCGCGCCGCGTCCGCCGCCTTCGACGCTGCCATACACGCGCGGCCGCATGCGCCTGACCCCCGCGCAGGTGTGGCGCGACCGCTACTATCGCACTGGTTGACTGCCATGTCTCGCTGTGGGAGGCTTCGCCTATGCCTGGTCTGACCCTTCTACGCGTCGTCGGTAACGACGACTTGGCACGCGCGGAGCGCGAGGCTGCCGACCGCCGTGTTGCGGAGCAGCAGGCGGATCCGTTTGTGCTAGGCTTGGCGGCCTATCTCCGCACGTGTTGGGACGCGGCGCGCGTTGCCAAGCGGCCGGTCGAGGTACTGATGCTCGATGCTCTCCGGCGGCGCAATGGTGAGTACGACACGGCGAAGGCGAACGCCATCCGGCAGCATGGCGGCGCGGACCTCTACATGCGGCTGACCGAGGTCAAGTGCCGCGCGGCCGAGAGCTGGCTTCGCGACATTCTCCTCGAGCAGGGTACGCCTCCGTGGGACCTGGAACCTACGCCGCTACCGGACCTCTCCCCGGCGGATACGGCGGCTATCCAGGAGGCGTTCGCTGAGCAGCTCATGTCCGCAGTGCAGGCGTCCGGCATGGCGCCGACGCAGGCTGACATCTTGGAGCTGCGCGAAGTTGCGGAGCAGCAGTATCGGTTTCGGTTGCTTCAGGCAGCGCAGAACCGTGTCGAGAAGATGAAATTGAAGATCGCGGATCAATTTGCCGAGGGCGGTTGGTCCGAGTCGTTCACCGATTTCATCACGGACCTCGTGACCTTTCCGGCGGCGTTCATCAAGGGGCCGATCGTGCGTCGGCAGCGGTATCTTAGGTTCGTCGCCGACGGGACAGACGTTGTGCCGGCAGAGCGTATAGCGCCTGAGTACGAGCGCGTGTCGCCGTTCAACATCTACCCCGAGCCGGGGATAACGCGCATCAACGACGGGTATCTGTTCGAACTCCACAAGCTCAGCCGCTCGGCGCTGGCCGATCTCATCGGCGTACCCGGGTATGACGACGCGACGATCGCGAAGGTACTGGAAGACGGACCGCGCAGCGATTGGGTTCTCGACCAGACAGAGGTCGAGCGTGACGAGGCAGAGCGCAAGTACTACACCGAGATGCGTCCGACGGACGTCTACAACGCGCTCGAGTTCTGGGGCAAGGTAAGCGGCAAGATGCTGCGCGAGTGGGGCATGGCCGAGCAGGATGTGCCGGATGAGTCCCGCGAGTACGACGCCAATGTCTGGGTAGTCGGCAACCACGTCATCAAGGCCGTTCTGAACTACGACCCGCTTGGCGAGAAGCCCTACAGCAAAACCTCGTTCGTCAAGACGCCCGGGGCGTTCTGGGGCCGCGGTATTCCCGAGATCATCGCGGACATACAAGACGTCTGCAACGCGGCTGTCCGGGCTCTCGTCAACAACATGGGGATCGCGTCGGGGCCCCAGGTCGAGGTGAACCTCGAGCGGCTGCCGCCAAACGAGAACATCTCGCAGATGCACCCGTGGAAGATCTGGCAGGTCCTCAACGACCCACTAGGGTCGTCGGCCCCGGCCGTACGGTTCAACCAGCCGACCGACAACTCGCAGATGCTCATGGCGGTGTACGAGCGGTTCAGCCGGCTCGCGGACGACCATTCGGGGATCCCGGCGTATATCTACGGCGATACCGATGTGCAGGGTGCCGGCCGCACAGCGTCGGGTCTGTCCATGCTCATGGGGTCTGCCGGAAAAGGTATACGCCAGGTCGTCATGCACATCGACGCCGATGTCATTAAGCCGGTCGTACGCCGCCAGTTCATGTACAATATGCGGTACGACCCGGACAAGTCGATCAAGGGTGACGCGCAGATCGTTCCGCGTGGGTCAGTCAATCTAGCCGTGCGCGAGACTGTGAACGTCCGGCGCATCGAGTTTCTGGGCGCGACGGCCAACCCAATCGACACGCAGATCCTTGGTCTTGAGGGTCGTGCGGCCGTTCTGCGCGAAGTTGCCAAGGGGCTCCAGATGCCGGTCGACGACATCGTACCGTCGCGTGAGAAGATGGCCTTTGCCGCGAAGATGCAGCCGCCTATGCCGGCGGGAATGTCTGCGAGCGGTGAGGCCGCTCCGGCGGACGTCGGCGGGGCGCCGCAGAGTAGCCAAGATGCAACACTGGTCGCGAACCGCCAGACGGGTCGCGCCTCGTGATTCGCCCGGATACCGAGGAGCTCAAGGCCATCTCCGTGCTCGCAAATTCGAGCCCGGTCGTTGTCGCGTGGCTTGCCCGATGGCGGCAGCACGAGGTCGACAAATTACTCGTCGCGCCGGTGCCGATCGTCGGTATTGCGCAGGGCCGAGCACAGGCGTTGACAGAGCTATGTAAATTGCTAGAGGATGCGCCTTCCCACGTGGCAGGGCTTCGCAAGAAGTAGCCGATTTACGCATACCGCAAGGAGCGCAGCGACCATGTCTCTCCCCGACCAGATCCGTCGTCAGTCCGAGGCCATCGCGAAGCACTACGCCGATACCTCGACCGGCGCCGCCGTGACACCGCCCGAGCCGCCGCCCGCAACGCCGCCCGAGACCGCCGCGCCCCCCGCGCATGACACACCGCTGCCCGGTGCCGATGCGGGCTCCGCGTCCTCGCCGGATCAGAGCCCCGCCGCGGCGCCTGATCCGCTGGCCACCGCCGAGCAGCGGTACCGGACGTTGCAGGGTATGTACAATGCCGATGCGGCGCGGTATAAGACTGCCATCGAGCAGATGGCGGCTCGTGTCGCAGGTCTCGAGCAGCTCCTTGCGGGGCTGCAAACGACGTCCCAGGCGGCACCGGCACCGGCACCAGCACCACGTAACCCGCATGTCACCCAGAAGGACGTCGAGGAGTACGGCGAGTCGATCGATGTCATGCGGCGTGTGTCGCGTGACGAGCTCGCCGCCCGCGACGCGCGGATCCAGCAGTTGGAGCAGGCGCTTCACAGCTTGCAGACCACGGTTGTACCCCGCGTGGAGCAGATCGGTAAGCGGCAGGTTCAGTCAGCCGAGCAGGATTTCTGGACGGCGATCACCGCTGCTGTGCCCGACTGGCGGAGCGTCAACTCCGACCCACAGTTCCATGCGTGGCTGCGCGAAGTCGACCCGCTCACCGGCCGCCAGAGGCAGCTTCATCTCGATGAGGCGCAGAAAGCTCTGGACGCAGGTCGGGCTGCGGCCTTCTTCACCACGTGGCGTGCCAGCACGAACACACCGCCGTCGCCGACGCCTACCCCGCGACCCACTCCAGCATCCGACCTCGATCGCCAGATCGCGCCCGGCCGTGGGCGCGCAGGTAGCCCGGCAACCGCTCCGCAGGGCAGAACCTATTCGCCAGCCGACATCTCGAAGTTCTTCGATGATGTCCGCCGCGGTCTGTATCGGGGACGGGAAGAGGAGCGGTCTCGCATCGAACGCGATATCTTTGCAGCTCAGAAAGAGAATCGCATCGTCAACCGATGATTGTAGAGGATCATGGCAATGCCGTCCTTTCCCACCGCAGCAGGCCGCCCGAATTACTCGGGCAATTTCATCCCCGAGATCTGGTCTGGCAAACTGATCGAGAACTTCTACGACGCCACCGTTCTCTCGGCGATCTCGAACACCGACTACGAAGGCGAGATCCGCAACCAGGGCGATACGGTCAACATCCGTACGCAGCCCAACATCACGATCCGCGACTATGTCAAGGGGCAGAACCTCGTCGTCGAGCACCCCGACAAGCCGAAGTTGCAACTCGTGATCGACAAGGGCGAGTACTTCGCATGCGTCGAGGACGATGTCGACAAGGTCCAGACCGACGTCAAGCTCATGGACATGTGGTCGCGGGATGCGTCCGAGCAGATGAAGATCAAGATCGACCAGCGTGTGCTGACCGATCTTCTGCCGGATATCTCCGCGCTGAACCGCGGTGCAGCGGCGGGCGCCAAGTCCGCGGCGTTCAATCTGGGTACGACCGCGGCCCCGCTGACCGTCACCAAAGACGGCGCGACCGGCACGACCGCGGTCGTCGACCTCATCGTCGATATCGGGACCGTGCTCGACGAGGCGAACTGCCCGGAGAGCGGGCGCTTTCTGGTGATCCCGGCGCGCATGGCCGGTCTCATCAAGAAGTCGGAGCTCAAGGACGCCTCGCTCGTTGGCGACAACACGTCGATGCTGCGCAATGGTCGCCTCGGCATGATCGACCGGTTCACGATCTACATGAGCCACAACCTGAACGTCTCGTCCGGCAAGACGTCGATCATCGCCGGCCACAAGATGGGCTTCACGTTCGCTTCGCAGATGACGGAGATGGAGACCATCCGGTCCGAGACGACCTTCGGGGACATCATCCGCGGGCTTCAGGTCTACGGCTACAAGGTCGTCAAGCCGGAGTCCCTCGCCCAGGCCGTCGTTCAGTTCGCCTGATACGGAGGAAACAGAAATGGCTGACTTCACCGACTCCCACGGGTTCTACAAGGGCACTGCGGCGTTCCTGTCGAACTACACCCATCGCGTCTCGGTGATCGAGGTCGACCTCGATTTCGCCAAGATCGCGGCGGCGCGTGTTGCCGCAGGGGCCGCGGCGCTTGCCGCGACCGACACCCTCGAGGTCCTCCCCGTTCCGGCGAACTGTCTCGTCCTGGCCGTCGGCGTCCAGGTCACCAAGGCCGAGGGGGCCACAGCGACGATGGACGTCGGGGACTCCGGCTCGGCCACCCGGTTCGTGTCGAACGCCAACCTGAACGCGACCGGCAGTGTCGCATCGGCGTTGACGTCGCCGCATCTGTACACGGCGGCGAGCCAGATCCGCATCACGCTCGACCACAACTCGATCGACAATGCGGTGGCTCGCGTCTGGGCCGTCGTCGTCGACGTCAACTGAAACGGACGGGGGGCGTAGTGCCCCCCGCTCCTCTTGCAGCGAGGGTAGAATATGGGCGTGTATTCAGGAATCGCGCACGACAACGTGCGAATCAACAGCGGTGTAGGGGCGTTCGACAGTCTCTCCGGGAAGGCCATCGGTACGGCCGCCCCCGATGCGCTCAAGACGGCGAGCTTCACCGTCGGCGCTGCGGAGACGGTGATCGTCTGTAACGGCGCCGGTTCTCTGACGGCGACGCTGCCCGACCCGGCGCAGCACCCGGGGCGGTTTCTGATCATCAAGACGATCGCCGCGCAGACCGTCGTGTCCGCGGCATCGAACGTCAGGCCGGCCAACTCGAATACCCCCGGCACCGGCATCCTGGCCGCGACTGCGGGCGCGTGGGCGTGGCTCGTCAGCGACGGCACCGCCTGGGTCATCGTGGCGTCGTAACGCGCAGGGGCCTAGGCCCCTGCTAACCCTCGAGGTTGCCTATGGCGCTACGTCGTATCCCACAACTCGACTTGTTGTCCGGCGGCGCTGTGGCGGCGGACGATTCGTTCCTCGTATTCGACGCGTCGGCGTCGGCCACGAAGCGGATCACGCGCCCCGAGCTGGCGGTCGCTATTGCTCCGAACCTTGTCGGCGTCGGGCTCGAAGTGGACGGCGGCGGGTCGCTGCGCGTCAAGCTCGACACGACGCCGCAGTCCGCGCTGGCGCTGTCAGGGAACGGGTTGACGGTCGGGGTAGGGTCGACGAACACGCCGTTCACCGGCCTCCGGTCGCGCAACACGTCAACCGGCAACTCCGCAACATCGGCGCTCGAAGTATCGACGGGGCTCGCCGATACGACCGTCACCGTCGAGGTGCTGAATAATGGCGGAGCCCCGATCGGGCGCATCGCCACAGGCGCGGCGCTTGCGACGTGGCAGTATCGCGCCGCCGTGCACGTCTTCCAGAGCCAGAGCGGTACGGAGTACGGCCGCCTGTCGAGCGCCGGGTTTCGTGTGGATCAGGTCATCGAGTCGACTGTCGGCGGGTTCCGGTTCCCCGACGCCACAGTCCAGACGACGGCGGCGACGAGTACGCCGGATGCGTCGGTGACCGTTGCCGGCAAGATCGAGTTGGCCACCGAGGCCGAGGTCAACGCCGGCAGCGACGCGTCACGCGCGGTGACGCCTGCTACTCTGGCGACGTACGCGCCTTCCGTGGTCGCCTTCGCCCCTGGAGACCGCGTTCTCATCGCTGACGTCTCCGACGCGAACCGCCTGAAACTGGCGTCCCTCCCCAGCCGCGAACTGCAACGGGTGCGTACGCAGTCCAGCGCGTACCTTGCCGGCTTGGCGACGGAAACAATCCCGCTCGACGCCTCGGTGCCGCTGAGTGGTGAGGGTCGTGAGTTTCTATCGGTCACGATCACGCCGCAGAGTGCGACCAGCACCTTCGTGATCGAAGTCAGCGCGATGTTCTCGGTGTCGGCCAACGTGCATCTGATCGCGGCCCTGTTCCGCGACAACGACGCCTCTGCGTTTGCCGTGACGGCCCAGTATGCGCCACTGAGTGGTCAGATCGTAGCGGTCAGTTTCCAGTGGGCGGGGACGTTGAACACGACCGCGCCGGTCACGATCAGGCTGCGTGCCGGCGGTAGCGGCAGCGCGATCGTTGCGATGAACGGGTACCAGGGTGCGCAGGTATTCGGCGGCACCGCGGCGTCGTCGATCACCGTGACCGAAATCGCCGCATAGGCCCGCCATGTCGAACACGCTTACCGGGACGAGGGTGCGTAATTCCTACACCCAGCTCCTCCACATAGCCGGTGGCCCCGAGGCTACCGAAAAGCCGGTGGTCAGCGCGTCTGGTGTCCCGACGGCGCTTTCGCTGGGTACCGGGTCGGCGTCGGTGGGTAACATCCGGCTCCAGGGTAATCAGATCACGCCGATCGTAGGCGCGCTCCAGCTGGGCAGTGTGCAGATCCTCGGGGGGTCGATCTCGGGCATCGACCCTCTCCCCGTGGCCAGTGGTGGCACTGGCGCGGGTACCGCCGCTCTCGCGCGGCAGAACCTCGGACTAGGCGGGCTCGCAGTTCAGGATCCGGCCTCGATTGTGGTCACCGGTGGGTCGATCTCCGGAGCGACGTTCTCCGGGGTATTCGCGTCGACGGTGTCGCTGGCGCAGGTCTCGGACCTCCGGCGGGGCGTTTTCTTCTCGCTGGCTTCTCAGTTGCTGTCGGCGGACGTCGCTACGCCTGTCGCGTTCAGCGATGCTGCGGCCGGGAACGTCGGCGTTGCGCTTGTCAGCAGCACAGCAGTCGAGGTCGCGACGGCGGGCGTGTACGCCGTCACTGCGCGGTTACAGCTCCTGAATGGCTCCAACGCCGACCACGACGTGACGTTCTGGTTTCGCCGCGCTGGTGTCGACATCGCAGCGTCCGCGTCGACCGTAACCGTACCCAAGTTGAGCGACGGCGGAGCTATGATCGCGTATGCGTCGCTCATCGAGTCGCTTTCGCCCGGGCAGCCGCTGTCGATGGCTTGGGCCACCGAGCATGCTGACCTGTCTCTGGGGTACGCTGCGGCTAAGACGACGCCGTTTGTGGCGCCGGCTACCCCCTCTGTTGTTCTGACGATGGTCCGTATCGGATAGGAGTTCTCTGATGGCCAAGACACCCGCATGGCAGCGACGCGAGGGGAAGGACCCTGACGGCGGTCTGAACGCCAAGGGAAGGGCCTCGTACAACCGCGCCAACCCCGGCAAGCCGGGGCTCAAGCCGCCGCAGCCGGAGGGCGGTCCGAGGCGCGATAGCTTCTGCGCGCGTATGGAGGGCATGAAGAGGAAGCTTACGAGCGAGAAGACCGCCAAGGACCCGAACTCGCGCATCAACAAGTCGCTGCGCGCCTGGAACTGCTGATGCGCTACCTCCGGCATCGCGAGGATGGGTTCCTGTACGAGTGGCACCCAATCCTCGCCGCGCATCCGAAGCTCGAGGAGATCACGGAGGAGCAGGCGTTCCCCGAGAGGTTTATCCCTGCGGCGGTACGCGAGCGCAAGCCAGCCGTGAACCTCGCTACGGCGACGATCCCTGACCCCGGGCCGCAGGTCAGCGCCGAGCTTACTCGCGAGGCATCGACTCGGCCATGGAAGAGGCGTTCGTGACGCCGCTCGACGTCATCCGAGACGCTCGCCGGCTCCTCCAGGACACGCTGTCTCCGTACCGGTACAGCGACGACGACCTGCTGAGCTACGTCAACCAGGCAATTCGTCGGGTGGCCGTGCTGCGACCGGACTTGTTTGGGGTCATCACGGAGATACCGACTACGCCTCTGTCCGCGGTCCAGTCGTTGCCGAGCGACGCGCTTCGTCTGATCGACCTGTTTCAGGTTCGCGGCGGTGCGGCGTTGACGGAGGTCGATCGGGAGACGCTGTCGCGGGTCAACCCCGGCTGGATGGCCGAGGCCGCCGGCACCCCGACCAACTTCATGCGGCATGTGAAGAACCCCGACCGGTTCTTCCTCTACCCAGCCCCGGTTTCCGGCGTCGTTCTGGTAGGGGAGTACGCCCGGTCTCCCGCCGTGTACGGTCTTGCGGATACGATCCTCGATCTGGTCGACGCGTATCATCCCGTGCTGGTCGATGGCGTCGTGTTCCTGGCGCAGTCGGTCGACGACGAGCATGTGTCGTCTGGCCGCGCCAAGCTATTCCTGGACGCGTTTACCGGAACACTGGCCAGTTCCTTGCAGAGCCGGGTCGTAACTGATACAAAAGCTGCCGGGCTAAGACCTCGCGCCTCCAGGCGGGGTGTCGTCGTCGAAGGCGAGGTCATCTGATGTCGACTCGGCTGTTCGCATCCGTCCTCCCAGACATCGCACCCGAGGTGCCAGGGTGCCCCCAGACGATGATCCTGGCGGCGCTGCGCAGGGCGGCGATCCACGCGTGCGAGACGACGTTGATGTGGCGGGTAGCGCAGCCCAAGCGCCGGCTCGTCCCGGGCGTTCACGAGTATGACTACGAGAAGCCGGCGGACGCCGCGGTGCACGTCGTATTCCAGACGACCATCAACGACGTGCCCGTCGACATGCTGACCCTCGAACAGGCACTGGTCGCGTACCCCGAGTGGGCTGACCTGTACAGCGGGCAGGATCCGTCCGTGGTGTGGAGCCTGACGCCGTCCTACCCCGCCGGATCCCAGCAGTTCAACGAAGGCGCCTTCAACGCGGGATCGCCATACGTTCTGCCGACGGCGATCCTCGAGAACGCATCGGAGCCGCGGTGTGTGACCCAGATCGCACCGGACAAGTTCATCGTTCTCCCGCTGCCGGACAACCTCCGTGCGTACGAGCTGCGGATGCACTATGCACTGAAGCCGAAGCGGACCGCAGCCGGAATGGACGACGCGACCTTCTCGGAGCTCGAGGAGGCGATCCTTCACGGCGCTCTGCGGCAGCTTTTAGCGATGCAAGGCGTGGCCTGGATGGACCGCGAGCTGGCCCAGTACCACGCTCGTGCGTACGCCACCGCCGTAGTCGAGCGGCGTGCCCGAGCCAACCTGAGTAACATGCGCGGTTCGATGACCGCGTCCGCTCCCTCGTTCGTGTGAGGCCGTCATGGGTGTGGTATACGCCAACAACGTCGAATCGACGATCGCAGTAGGGATCTCGAGCAGCGACGGCGTCCTCCAGCTTGCGCCCGGGACGGGGTCGCTTTTCCCGATCCTCGCCAGTGGCGACTATTTTTTCGCCACCCTGACGTCGATCATCGGGACCGTCGAGATCGTGCGGTGTACCGCACGTGTCGGCGACAACCTGACCGTCGTCCGCGGCGTCGACGGGACGTCGGCTACCTCGTTCCCGGCCAACAGCCGGATCGAGATGCGTGTCAACGCCGCCGCGATCCGTGCGCTCCTGGAAGACAACGATTTCTTGGTGCTCTGATGACCGAATACCAACCGATCATCAACTTGGTTGCCGGTACCACAATCGCGGTCGGCGGCTGGTTTGCGCGGCAGATCTGGGACGCGATGAAGGAGCTTCGACGCGACCTGCATAAGATCGAGATTGCTCTTCCGCGGGACTACGTCCGGCGCGACGATCTGAGCGAGATCAAGACCATGATCCAGCGGATATCGGACAAGCTCGACGGAAAGCAGGACAAGCCATGATCATCGACGAGGGGCTTTCGCTCATACGGGAGTTCGAGGGGTGCCGGCTGCGCGCGTACCTTGACACCATGGCCCGGCCGCCTGTCTGGACGATCGGGTACGGGGATACTGGTCCTGATGTGACCGAAGGCGTGGTCTGGACGTACGACATGGCCGAGAAGCGCCTACGGGCCCGGGTCCGCGAGCTCGAGTGGTCCGTGCGCAAGCTCTGCACGAGCACCCCGAACGAGTACCAGATCGCGGCGCTCGTCAGCCTCGCCTACAACATCGGGCTCGGGGCGTTCCGGAGATCGTCCGTGCTGCGCCTGCATAACGACAGTCAGCATGCCGCGGCCGCGGC